TGGTAGCTTACCTACCAGCGAAATACCTCAAAGAAGAAAACGTACAGAGGCGCTTGGGATACCAGTCTTCAGAACTCTCACTAGCGGTCCCCTTTCCTGTTCAAGAAAGCGCTGGAGCCCAGGAAGATAGCTCACATCTTCATGGTTAGTTTCTGGAAAGTCATACATCCGTATGTCCTTATGGAATGGTAGCAGCTTATACGCTGATTTGAAAGCAGTTGAGTAATTAAACAGAACTTCTTTCGCCCCGGCGTGACCATGCCCGTGATAGTTACGCCATTTCTCAGGGTACACGGCTTTTGTCGTGACCTTGTTAAGAGGTAAATCCGGCTTTCCCTTGTGCCAGTATGCACCCAAGAAGTGCACTTCACCGACGATGGTCTTCTCATCATCATGTAAGCGCAGGCCAAAATGTGACACATATTCAGCCATCTTCCCAAGGTCCACTGGAAGTGTCGTCTGGACTATTACGTCATCTCCCAAGACCATCAACTGATGCGGTTTGAAACGTAGTAGACCACGATACCTGAGCGCATAACACATAGCTGTATTGACAATACTGTCAATCATCTGCGTGAAGTAGCTCCCACTAGGTACGCCATGTCTTTTCCCAGTATAGAGATGGCCATCCGGCATAACGATTGGCGTGAAGATGAAATACTTCACAATCGTATCCCAGCCATGACTAGCAAGGTCCTCGGGCGAGAACCATGAGGATAAGATTCGGAATGCTCGAGAGATGCAGTACCTAGAAATGGTACTATCAAACTTTGAGTAATCCAGGCATACAGTGGTACCAGGTTGTTCGCTATAATAGCGATCGAGTCTAGCCCCTAACTCACACTTTGACATGCCGAAAGCCATAGGTGTGGGTCTGACTAAGAAGGTGTCAATAAGAGGTCGAGCAAATCGTCCTTCCATACACACCATCTCTAAGGGGTAACCCCAGACGAGACGAGTCTCAGTGGGTTTGGATGTTCTAGCGCCGGCTAGAACAGGGTTTGGAGCTTTAATCCCTTTGAGGATTTGCTGTTCCCTGTCAAGTGAATAGACCAGAGAGTCTTTCTTCTTGCCAAGGAGTGGAAGCCCGGCTGACTTATCCAACTTCAGCGCTCCATGGATCAGTTCTTGGTCATCAAGTACAGTGAGGTACCGCATAGTCTTCGGCTTGCCATAGATGGCAAAGGCTTTACGGAAACCGTACCTCAAGGCCTCATCGCTGCCCTCGTACTGATCCCAGTCCTCTGCAAAACGCTTAAGCGCAGTCCAGAGATCATCGACGTGATACAACGAACGTGGCTTCTCCTCCCAACGGAAACCTTGTTGTTCGAGTATCTCGGCGACGTAGTCGTCGAACACGACATGGGAATTGTCATGTCCTTTGGAGGATACATACCCTTTCAGGCATGCACGTCTGAATGGTCCGCGATCTTTCAGCATCGCACTCACTCTCCTGTCGTACGTCGTAAGAACTTTTTGTTCTC